GAGGAGTTAATAAACCATGAAATTCACAGTCGTGGGGGATGACTACATGGTCATGCCCGAAGCAGGAATGTTTAGAGCCCAACCTAAGCATAGTCGTCTGATAGATGACTTTAAATGGAAGCCGGGGGCAAACGTGCAAGCAATCTGGCGCAAGCATGGATGGACTCCTCCGTCTGAGTATCGTGAGGACTATTTGTTTAAACACAACCGAGAGGGTAACTAAGATGGCTAAGAGAACTGATGCGCGGCGCATCCGCGCTTATTATAAGAAACATCCAGCAGCCAAGCCGAAGGATGTAGCGGCAGCGTTGGGGGTCAACATCGCCAATGTGTATTACGTGCGAAAGACCATGCGCGATAAAGATGTGGTTGACTTGAGCGCAGCGGGTTCGCCGTTGGCGAAGTATTTAGTAAAGCCGAATCCGAGGTTGATTCCATCCTCATCAGTAAATACTACACCAAGCTATAAGACACGGATGCAAGGTTCCGGAGACGTGCCGCAGGTTACACACTACGAGTTCGGTAATTCGAACGTAGATTTTGTTAACCATCCACCGCACTACACAACAGGAGGGATTGAGACGATTGACTTTATCGAAGCCAAGCAGCTCAACTATAACTTGGGCAACGTGGTGAAGTATATTACACGAGCCGATCACAAAGGAAACCGTGCGGAAGACCTACGCAAAGCCAAGTGGTACTTGGAGCGTGAGATTCTCGCGCAACACATTTAACTCTTATATAGCGGTTCAGGGTGACCTGAATCGCTATTTTTTTGTCTATTCAAGGTGCTTAATTATGTTTTGTGGATGTGGCGATAAAAGATCAGCTGTGATCAATACAATAAAAACAGAAAAGGGAGTACGAAGACAGCGCCGTTGTACGGGTTGCAAAGAAAGTTTTTATACGATGGAAGAACTCTATCTGAAACCAGTGACCGAAAAGATAAAGCCAGACTCGCGTGGTATTTACACGAAGCCTGATGTAGCGAAGATCAACAAGGCGAAGGTTGAGACACGGCGTCGCATAGAAGATCGCGTACCGAGTTACTTCATTGAAGATGACTACTGATAAGCAAAGTTTAATTAGTATTTATTTCTTGATCGGGAGAATAAAGTGCGCGATGATTTGATCAGGATGGCACACGAAGCAGGGTTTGAGTTCCATCGATACGAGGGTAACGTAAAAGAATCGATCAACAGTTTGGAGGCGCTTGCGCGTCTTATCACTTCAGCAGACCGTGAAGCGGTAGCTAGACTAGTTGAACAGATGGGCATTGAAGGCTATGGCACGTTGGCTATAGCCGCTGCGATAAGGGGTAGGGATGAACAGAGATGAATACAACATACTATTCCACAAACTTGAGCTAAACCTTGTGGCGTTTAAACGGTTAATGGATTGTGATGAAGAGGTACTAAAGCTTGTGAACGCAGCGATAGAAGCCGAGCGCGAGGCGTGTGCTGCGTTGTGCGACAAGATAGCTGACGATGATGGGTTTGAAGGCGGGTATGCAAACCACTGCGCGTTAAGTATCCGCGAGAGAGGTGCGCCATGACTAAAGAAGAAGCATGGCTTCTGTGGATGAAAGAATCCAAGCAGTACGTTGAGTACGACTGGGACATGATCAAGAAGTCTTCGCACTGGGAAGCGTTTTCGCGTGGTTGGGATGCGGCATCAATCAATACCAACGGCTGGGATGATGCTTACAAGATGGGCATGGAAGCAGGAAAAGAAATGGAGAAGAGCCATGCAGTATAAAAAGGAACTCATGCGTGAGTTATGCGATGTAGCAATTCTATTCCATGCGAGTCAGCAACTGCCATACAAGTTGTTGGAGGTGCTGGATAAACACCTACCCCATGTCGGCGATGTGTGCTGTGAGCGTGGGTGTATTGAATATGAGGAGAAGAACACGTGAAGGTGAAGGAAGAAAGAAAAATCCGATACAGCAACGGCTGCATTAAGGAAGTTGACCTGACATTCTTGTTAAAAAAGCACACGGTAAAAAAGAAATTAATTGGTATCGAACGAGTGGTGCATAGTGATATCCTTGGAGACATGCCGCGCGTGTTCGTACCGTTCGAGATTGAGTGCTACGACAAAGAGAAGGACGTTACTTTTATCAAGCATACGCTGGTTGACGCAGTTACAGGCAGCATGTACGACAAGATGACAGGGCAGTGCATGAGTTCAACACGACTAAGATTGGGGGATTGAAATGTTAGAGCAAAAATACCGAGACGTTTTAATTCGTGGCTACGAGTGGTTTGTAGCTACAAAGGATAGAACACACATTGATGACGCTATCCGGCTAGTCAAGACCATGTCGCCAAATAATTTCTTTCAAGGTGACAAAGACCTGAACTTGGAGAAGCGTGTGTTCCTCAACGAGCCCTACGGCGCACATTGGTCAGGCACATACATCAGAAGGTATCGTTCTAAATGATTATTGACACTATCAATTACAAGGCTGTTTGGGCATGGCTTAACGCAGTCTGGGCTAAGTCATTCGTTGCAATCGTGTTGTTCTTACTTGGCCTATGGATAGGAACTGTTCAGACCGAAGGGCGGATCGCTGGTGACTGCAAGTTCGCTAACGCGTTTCGTGTGGACATACAGGCGTTCGCGTGTCAGAGGAAACTATGAACGATTGTGAAGAAAAATTTCATCGATGGATGTCTCGCGCGTATAGCAAACTTCCAGAAGAACAAGATTTTCCATTACGTGATGAACATATGTACGAAGTATGGTGTGCAGCATGGCGCAGTGCTTACTCTACCGGAATTATGCGGGGGCAAGCACAAGGAAGAGGGCAAGTCGAACATTTTAATTATAAAGCACGTAAACGAATGCCCTACTCCACAATGGAAGACTTATTTGTAGGCTGCAAAACAGGCAGAGAGTTTGGGTTAAAAATAGAACGCTGGCACGGAATACTTGAAGAGTAGGAGGAGTTGATGAGAGTCTTATCTGTTAGCTATAACCCCGAAACAGACGAAACCAAAGTTCATTTTAATGAAGAGTTTAAAAAGGCAGACGCTCTTTTACAGGCAGATGTGTTGCAAGACGTAATTGGTGATGTACAAGCAGTTTACGACGATAGAGTTAATGACTTGTACAAAGAGCTTAAAAAATGAAACTAGCCCGTCAAGCAGTGCGTCTAGCCAACAACTTTCAGGAGATGCCTCGCAACGAGGCTGATCTGGAAACTTCCGCTGTACTGATTGAACTCGCGCGTGTGTACGAAGCGGCGCACGACATGATTAGGGCGAAGACCCACGAGCAAAGCCAGAAGGCTTATGAAGAAATGAGAAAACTAATTAATGAGTCTAATAACACTTGATTTCGAGACGTACTACGCCGAAGGGTTTGGGTTCAAGAACCTGACCACTGAGGAATACATACGTGATAAGCAGTTCGAAGAGATTGGCGTCGGCATCAAGATCGATGACGACCCCGCGTATTGGTTTTCTGGTTCACACGACGAGCTAAAGAAACACTTAACTGACCTAACCGATTGGTCAGATGCGGCGCTTCTATGCCACAACACCCTTTTCGACGGGGCGATACTCGGTTGGCGTTTCGGTATTCACCCCGCTTTTTATTTAGACACGCTGTGCATGGCAAGAGCCCTGCATGGTGTGGATGCTGGTGGGAGTCTCGGCGCGTTGGCTGAGAGATATCAGATCGGTGAGAAGGGTGACGAGGTAGTCAAAGCGTTGGGCAAACGCAGAGCGGACTTCACCCCTGCACAACTTTCAGCCTACGGTGAGTACTGCAAGAACGATTGCGAGTTGACCTACAAGTTGTTTCATCTAATGGCCCCGCAGTTCCCCGGCAATGAGGTAAAACTTATTGATATGACGCTACGCATGTTCATCGAGCCGGTGTTTCAGGTGGACGATGCGTTGCTGGTTCAACGGCTAGAAGACCTGCGTGAAGAGAAGAACTCTCTGCTGGCTACTTTAAAAGAGGATTTAAAGTGCGATGATGAAGAAGCTGTTCGCAAGAAGCTGGCTAGTAATAAGCAATTCGCTGCACTCCTTGAAGCACTCGATCCTCCAGTCGATCCACCGCGAAAGATCAGCCCAGTTACAGGCAAGGAAACATTCGCACTGGCAAAGAACGATGAAGGTTTTATCGAACTGTCGAAACACGAGAATACACTTGTCCAGCAACTATGTGCAGTCAGACTTGGAACTAAGTCAACTCTGGAAGAGTCACGCATCACTCGATTCATCGACATCGGAAAGCGCAATCGAGGACTACTGCCCATCCCCCTTAAGTATTACGGCGCACACACTGGGCGATGGAGCGGTTCAGACAAGGTTAACTTCCAAAATCTTCCTAGCCGAGATAAAAAGAAGAAGACCCTCAAAAATGCCGTCCTACCACCAGACAACCACGTGGTCATTAACTGCGATTCCTCCCAAATCGAAGCACGGGTGCTGGCTTGGTTGGCAGGACAAGGAGATGTTGTTCGACAATTCGCCAGCGGTGACGACGTATATTCAATCTTTGCTTCCAAAGTCTACAACCGAGAAATAACTAAGAAGAACCCAGAAGAGCGGTTCGTCGGCAAGACGTGCGTTCTGGGCTTGGGCTACGGCACAGGCTGGAGAAAGTTACAGCACACGCTGGCTACGTCGCAGCCGATTAGCGTCCAGCTTCCCGATGAGGAGTGTCAGGCGATAGTGAACCTGTATCGTGAAGTAAATGACAATATTATTTCTCTATGGAAAGAGTGTGACGATGCGTTGGGCGAAATAGCCAACTGGGACGAGAAGTCTGATCCGTTTTATCTAGGACAACATCAGGTGTTGCAGGTTACCCAAGAGGGCATATCCCTGCCGAATGGTTTGTTTATCCGTTACCCGAAGCTGCGGTACGACACCGAGGGTGAGAAGTCTCAGTACAAGTACAAGTCACGCAAGGGCGAGATCAGTATCTGGGGTGGGGCGGTAGTCGAGAACGTGGTGCAAGCGTTGGCTAGGATTGTCGTAGGCGAACAGATGCTTGCTATAAATGAAAGATACCGAGTCGTGTTGACTGTGCATGATGCAGCGGTAGTTGTCGTTCCAGAGGTTGAGCGCGAGGTCGCGCAGAAGTTCATCGAGGAGAAGATGTCCACGCCACCGGCTTGGGCTCCGACATTGCCTGTTGCATGTGAGTCGAAATGGGGGCATAGTTATGGAGAGTGTTAACAAATAAAGGTATCCCCATGAGTTCAGTTACGTGGTCATTCTCCAGTTTAAAACAGTACATCAATTGCCCAAGACAGTATCAACAGGTAAAAGTTTTAAAGAGATATGAAGTACGCCCGACACACCAGATGCTCTATGGCACAGAAGTTCATACAGCGTTGGAGAACTACACCAAAGATGGAACAGAGCTACCCCACAACTACAAGAGGTTTGCTCCCTTGGTTGACCCGCTGCTTGAGATCGATGGGACGCGCTATCCTGAATATCGAATGGCGTTAGACATCAACCGTCAGCCTTGCTCATACGGCAAGGGCTACTGGGTGCGGGGGATTGTGGATTTAATGATTGTGTCAGATGACACAGCGTTCATCGTTGACTATAAGACAGGCAGTGATAAGTACCCTGATCTGAAACAGTTACGACTGATGGCACTGATGACGTTTGCACACTTTCCTGAAGTGCAGAAAATTAAAGCTGGTCTGTTGTTCGTGATGCACAACAACTTCATACCAGAAGAGTACGACCGTAGTCAGATCGATGAGTTGTGGAATAACTTTACGCCAGACTTGGATCGCCTAGCGTTGTCGTTTGAGAACGATACATGGCAACCGAACCCGACACCGCTATGTGGTTGGTGTCCTGTAACAGAGTGCGAGTTTCATAGGACGAGATAACATGCCTTACGTTAACAAACCCAGACCGTACAAGAAAGAATATCAGCAGGAGAAAGCCAGAGGCGAACATCCTGATCGCATGGAGCGTCAACGTGCGCGTCGTGCAATGGATAAAAAAGCCAAGGACAACAACGGTAACGGCAAAGCCGATGTGCGTGAAGGTAAAGACATCGCACACCGAGTCGCTTTATCAAAAGGTGGTAGCAACTCCGACGGTGTGATGGTACAGTCGCCGTCTAAGAATCGCTCATTCAAGCGTAGCTCTTCTAGTGCGTTGGTCTCTGAGACTAGCAAGCGGGAACGCAAGAAGTAAAGGCTTGCCGTTAGGTGTGAGTGGGCGGGGGGTTTTCGGAAGGTTTGTCCCCTCAAATAAACCGCATCAGTCAATTAGTGCCCCCCTTTCGGAAGCTTTGCTCCTAGGCACGGAGTTGACCGACTAGCCCCCGTAAGGGGCATCGTTTAAGTTTACAGTGAGGTCAAATTGAGTTCGATTAAGTTTACAGTGGTGGACGAGTCCGCCCTTCAGTTCACTGCCCCCAACAAGGATGCGGATGTCATCCTCAAGTATGTGGAAAAGGCTGCAATCCTAAATCGCGGCAACACACATACAGAACTGCTGGTCTTCTGGGGTATCGAAGAAGTCACGTTTCTAGCTGAGTCCTTCGGCTACGACAATATCCCATCACCCATACTCAAAGACTACAGCTGGCCGGGAATCTTTAAGCCGTTCGACCACCAGAAAACTACTGCCTCATTCATGTCAGTAAGGCGCCGCGCGTTCTGTTTCAACGAGGCGGGTACAGGCAAGACATCCTCGATGATCTGGGCGGCTGACTATTTGATGCGCTTGGGGTTGGTGAAACGCGTGTTAGTCGTGTGCCCACTAACTATTATGTACTCGGCATGGCAAGCAGACATTTTCAAGGCGGCGATGCACCGCACGGTGGGAATAGCGTATGGCCCTGCGCCTAAGCGTAAGAAAATAATTAACGGAGAGTACGAATTCATAGTTGTTAACTATGACGGTGTCGGCATCCTGTTCGACGAGATTAACAACGGTGGGTTCGACCTGATCATCGTGGACGAGGCTAACGCCTACAAGACTACAAGCACCGTGCGCTGGAAGCTGTTGGCAAAACTAATCAAACCTGAGACCCGACTCTGGATGCTGACCGGCACTCCTGCGTCTCAGTCACCGCTCGATGCGTTCGGGCTTGCGAGGCTGGTGGCTCCGCAGCGCGTTCCGAAGTTTGCAACGGCATGGCGCGATAAGGTCATGACTCAGCTGACTAGGTTCAAGTGGATACCGAAACCGTCGTCGAAAGATATTGTATTCCATGCGCTACAGCCAGCCATCAGGTTCTCGAAAGACGAGTGCTTGGACTTGCCAGAAGTGTTGTACCAGACCCGCGAAGTACCGCTGACCCCACAGGCGGCGAAGTACTACAAGATGCTGAAAGACGAGATGCTGATCAACGCAGCGGGGGAACAGATAAGTGCAGTAAATGCAGCGGCGAAGTTATCCAAACTGCTACAGGTTGCGGGTGGGGCTGTGTACTCAGACACACGTGAGGTAGTGGAGTTTGATGTGAAGCCTAGACTCAACGCACTGCTCGAAGTGTTAGAAGAGACAGAGCATAAGGTAATAGTCTTTGTGCCGTTCACTCACACTATTCAGATGTTATCGAGATTTTTATCTGATAACGGCATCACCAACGACATCATTAACGGAAGCGTATCAGGCAATGAACGCACTAGAATCGTTAATAAATTCCAATCGACCCCTGAACCACGAGTGCTTGTCATCCAACCTCAAGCAGCGTCACACGGTGTCACGTTGACCGCTGCAAACACAATCGTTTTCTGGTCGCCTGTTATGAGTGTAGAAACGTATCTACAGTGCGTTGCGCGTATTGATCGCGTCGGTCAGAAGAATCGTATGACAGTAGTACACCTGCAAGGCTCAGAAGTTGAACGGAAGATGTACCGGATGTTGCAAAGCAAAGTTGATTCACATGAGAAACTTATCGATCTGTATAGATCGGAACTTGAAGGGGAAAGCTATGAAGGACATGAATGAATTAGTTAAAGCCTACTTGACTATTCGTAATGAGCGTGAAAAGATCGAGTCGGAATACAAAGAACGCGACATGCAATTGAAAGCAGACATGGCAGTCCTTGAGCAAGAGATGCTTGCAGGGTGCAACGACATGAAGGTTGAAAGTCTACGCACCGATAGCGGCACAGTTATAAAGGCTTTGAAGGAACGCTATACCTGCGCTGATCGCGATAACTTTAATAAGTTCGTGCTTGAGACAGGCGCAGTTGAGTTGTTTGAAGCACGTCTGCATCAAGGTAATTTTAAAGAATTCATGTCTGAGCGGCACCATGAAGGTCTACCGCCCGGAGTGAATGTGATGCGTGAGTTCACCATCACAGTTCGTAAGCCCACGTCCCGTGTTAGTTAAATTTAGTTGAGGTCAACCATGAGTACAGAACTACAAACCATCTTGGCAAACAACCCGTTGATGATTCAGTCGGGTGTCGATGAAGATACCGCAGCCGTAGCAGGTGGCAGTGGTAATCAAACCAAGCGTCTGTCTATCAAAGGCGGTGTATTCCGCAAGATGGTAGGCGGCAAAGAAGTAGGCAGTATCGAAGACCGTCATATGAACGTGATCTTTGTTCGTATGGCACACAGCGCGTCGCGTCAATGCTACGAGGGTACGTATGAGGAAGGCAAAACCGTTTCTCCGATCTGCTGGTCAAACGACTCCGTTAAGCCTGACGACGATGTTGAGCACCCTTGCGCACCCACATGCGATGTATGCCCAAACTCAGCTAAGGGATCGAACGATTCTGGTGTCGGTGCGAAATGTAAGTTGTCATGGCGCACAGCTGTCGTCTTGCCACAGGACCCCGCTGGTGATGTATTGGAATTCGTTATCCCCGCAGCTTCGACGTTTGGCAAGGAAGAGAACGGACGCTGGCCTTTTAAGTCCTATATTGGAATGCTTGCCAGTAACAACGTATCCAAAGGTCGCGTGGTAACGAAGGTTGCGTTTGACACTAAGGTGCAGTTCCCGAAAGTGTTGTTCTCGCCAGCCGGTGCAGTTGATCAGAAGGACTATGACACTGTTGCCGCACAGGGCAAGACCGCAGCGGCTGAGGCAGCAATCAAGTTGACTGTGTACAAGAAGAAGGATGGTGAGGCAGTAGATGTAGCCGAACCGACTGTACGCGAGAGCACTAAAAAGCCGGTGATGCAGACGACTGAAGCGTCTGATGTCATCAAAAAATGGTCTAAGAAGTAAGAGGAAAAATGGCGCGTCCCTACAGCAAGGAATTTATCGATGAAGTGTTTAGCAAGAACACCCACCGTATCGGCGTACAGCTGGCACAGGAGTGTGTGAAAGCTAATCTACCTGCCAAATACGTTGCACAGGCACTTAACGTGTCGCGTATAACGATACACAATTGGTTTAGGGGCGCGATTCTACGAGGCAAGAACGAGGAATTGGCGTTGGCTCTGATCTCTCTGATAAGGAAGGACACAGAGACGGGTGACTTACCTGTTAAGTCATTAAAAGACGCCAAGACCTATCTTGAAAACATGATTGGGAAGCCGTTATGAAAAAACTTTTTGTAGTGTGGGCACTCATGTCTGCGGGGCTAGTTTACGCTAACTGCTCTAACCACAATTATTGCAGCAACGGACGCTGCGTGATGTGTACAACTTGCTGCGATAGCAACGGGCGTAACTGTACTACCTTCTGCGCTTAACGATAAGCATTTTGTATAACCGGGCAGAGCTTTTGCTCTGCCCTTTCTGTCTCTGCGGATATGATAAAACAATTTTACGAGAAAGCATTGCCTTCGCAGGGCGT